CGGTGGGAAAGGAGTCGTGCGATAAATCCGGAACCGAGGATAGCGCCCGGTAGGAGAGGTAGGAGAGGTCGATCATCACCCAAACCATAGGGTCACCTGTATTTATTCTGGTTCACGTGTTCCCAGAACCGCTCAACCATCTGCTGAATCAGTTCGTCGGTCATGTAGGCGATGGTCATCTTTTCGATCTTCGCCCGCATCCCGGTGCTGGTCAACATCTCCTCGGCTGCATCCTTGAGGGCCCCGTTGATGGCGGAGTCCAGGGCCTGCTTAATCGGGCTGCTGTAGCCGGTGAGTTTCTCCACGGCATCAGCCAGCGCCTTTTCGATGTGGGGGCCGAGTTTGCTGGTGATGATCTTATCCACCAGCAACTGCTGAATCATGTCGCCATTGATCTTGATCTCGTCAATAAGTTTCTCTTCAGCCATTATGTCTCCTGTTGATAGCGATTCTTCCGCTTGAGCGCACAAGCATCATCCACGGCCTTCCAGCACGCTCCGCAGATGGCTTGTACCTGTTTCTCCGCCCCCCGCTTTTCAATCACCCGGATGAGTTTATCCCGGGTGGCTTCGATCCCCAATTCCTTGGCGTTGATCGTCTGCTTGGGCTGTGGCCACCACCCTTCTTCTACCAGGTAGTCCACACAGGTGCCGAGGTCGTCGATGCCGAAGGAGGGGTAGATGTCTGTTTCGACGTCTGCCAGTTTGCCGGTGATCCGGTTCTTCCGCACCGCCAGCTTGACCCGCACTCCGACTTTGCGCTCGATGTCGTTGACATTCTTCTTCAACTGCATAGCCACCGATGACCAGATTTCAGTAGTGGCGTAGAACCGCAAAGCCCGACCCCCTGCCCGAGTCTTTGTACCGGCGTACTGCGCCCCGATGTCATCCCGGGTTTGCGACAGGACTATGAGGATGGAGCCGGTCTTTCGCAGCCCCTTCATGGCTTTGCGCATCCCTTCGGAATTCTTCTTTGCCTTCCCATCCCCGTAGGAGCCCGCCACCTTCTCTTCCTTCTCCCCTTCCGATGCTTCGCCCCGCTGCCGGGCTTGCTTCTTCCGGAAGGCCTTTTTGTTTAGCCCAAACTTCTTGTCCGCCGCTTCGGAGTCCAGCGCATCCATCGAATCCAGCACGTAGATGAATGGCCGGCCATCATCAATGGCGTCGTCGAGGTGATAGTAGAAGGATTCAATGGTGTCGGAGTAGACCGGGGTGTCTCCATTCCGGGACGGGGGCTCGACGCGGTCGGCTACCTCCTCATTGAACAAGGTGTCCAGGTCCATGAGCATGCCGTCTTCGATGTTGTCATAGATAAGACGATGCTGCTTAAACCGCGGATTGATGGTGGCCTCGGCGAAGCAGGTCATTGACAGGAAGGTCTTTCCGGAGGCTGAGTCCCCTACGAGAAAATAGTATTTGCCGCACAGGAAGCCCCCGGAGGGGTCCCCGGTGCAGGCCAGGTTGAGAAGCGTAGAACCAGTGGATAGCAAATCCTTCCGGTTTATCACCAAGGGTTTGCCGATCTCATCGAGCGTGTCTGCTTCCATATTGGTGGGTGCGGGAGTTGGACCCGCTACGCCGTTCCCACCGTGGTCGGGATCTTCCTCGTTTTACAGAGGACCATGCGTCGCTGGGTTATCCCGGTGCTGAGCCCTTACGGTGCTGGTCCGGGTTTTACCCGAATAGCTTGCTCAACTTCCCAGTTCAGCCGGGCGCGACCCGGTCATGCGCCGCTACAAGATATAAATTGGCCGCCGTTGGGTTGTTGGGTCCATGCCTTGGGGGAGAGGCACCGGCGGCCGTGGTTTGAAAAGGAATGCTCACCCCGGATCACTGGCGGCTTCGCATTGGTCCCAGTGATTACAGTCATCGCATTCCTTGTACTTGTCGCAGTCCTTACCGAACGAGCCTCCCTTGTGCGGACAAACCGGGAGGCTGGTTATTTTTTTCCGGCTTTCTCCTTCTTCACCAGCACCACGTCGCCGATCGGCTGCCAAGACTCGTTGTCGTTGGCGTCGCTGACCTTTACCTTCTCGCCCGACGAATGGACCTTGACGACCGTGCCGGACTCGTCGCCATCATCCCAGGTAACCTTGTCGCCGGCCTTCAGCTCCGGGGCGGGCTCATCGGCCACCAGTTTGAGGTCATCCACGTCGATAATCGACTTGCCGGCCTTCATCTGGACGGTGATGTCATCGCCCTTCACCTTCAGCACCGTGCCGACTTCCTTGGACTCGGTGTCCTGGACCTTATCCCCTTCCTTGAACGGGGGGGCCTTTTCGGTCTTGGCGGCCGGCTTCTCATCATCCTCCTCGTCGTCATCGTCGTCATCTGCGGGCTTTTTCGCCTTGGCTTTCGGCGCCGGCTTCTCATCATCGTCATCGTCGGCCGGCTTCTTGGCTTTGGCCGGCGGATCATCATCGTCGTCATCTGCGGGCTTCTTGCCCTCGGTCTTCGGCGCCGGCTTCTCATCATCGTCATCGTCGGCCGCCTGCACGTCGTCCACATCGACGATGTGCTCCTTGCCCTTCTTGTCTTCGATGGTGATGTCTTCGTCGTCGATCTCGGTGATGGTGCCGGAGATCAGGACTTTCCCATCCTTGGCATTGACCGATTGCCCGACCTTGAACTTGGGGGCGCCGGCCTTCTTGGGCTCCGGCTTCTCATCGTCATCATCATCGTCGTCATCTGCGAGCTTTTTCGCCTTGGCTTTCGGTGCCGGCTCATCATCATCGTCATCATCGGCAGGCTTTTTCGCCTTGGCTTTCGGCGCCGGCTCATCATCGTCGGCCGGCTTCTCCGCCTCCACTTGGAGGAAGAGCGCTTTCAGTTGGTCGTAGGGGAGGATGGTGTCGTTGAACATGGAGTCCAGACAGACCGTCTTCGCCAACGTCTCGTCTTCATCCATCTCATCACGATCGGTGAAGTCGAAGCGGCTGGCCTGCAAAAAGGCGTTGCCGGCAAATTCCTCTTCCGAAAAGCGGACCTTCAGCGTCTTGCCGTCGGCGGTGGTGTCGTAGAAATTGAGGATGGATTCATCACCCTCCTCCAGTTCACGCTTGAGCCCACCACCTTTGTACTCCCAGAACTTGCCGGTGGACATGGCGAACACCGCCACCTTGTCCTTGTCATCCGGGTCGATGACATTGAACGCCATGTAGCGCTGGGCGGTGAGTTGCCGCAGCTCTTCCTTCTGCTCCGGCGTCGGATTGTCGAAGCCCTTCGCCATCCGCTGCCGCTCTTTGCAGATCGGGCAGGGGCGGTTCAAGGTCGCCGGGCAGACGATGGACTCGGAATTGGCGCCAATGCCATGGTGAATCTGGAACGGCATCTTGTACCACAGCATGCCGGCTTCGATGCGGTCGGGGTGGGCGTCCGACTTGACTTCGTAGGGGAGGATGTCGATGAGATAGGTACCGGACTTCTCCGGAGCCCACTGCCGCACGCCGTCAGGCAGGGTGAACCACGACTTGCCACCCGCCCCCGACTTCCGGGCGTTCTCGCGGACTTGCTCCTTCGATACACGTCGACGCTCTTTCTTGCTCATGGCTGACCTTTCCGGTTAAAAACTTCCTTGATGCTTTTGGCGACGCCCAATCCGAACAGACGGGCCGCCACATAAATCCAAATCCAAGCCAACACCGCGGTGAGGAGAATAGCGAGGAATAGGGTAAACGTCACGGTTCTCTCCTCACCCGTTTCCGGGCTGCCGCCACCTGCTTGGTGTCCAGTTCCGCCCCGGCCTTGGTGCGGTGGTCGTTCCAAGCGGAGACAAGATCCCGGGGGACCGAAGGGCCGGCAAAGTATTCCTGACCGTGCAGGGTGATGAGGACTTCGATCATCCTCTTCTTCTGCTCCAGCGCCGCCACCGCCATGGTCAGAGTCGAGTGGTCCCGGCGGGCGTCTTGCAGTTCCCGGGTGCCCGCGATGAAGGACTCGTGGACTAAGATGGCGGCTTTCACCGCACCTTCGGTCGGGGCCTTCCCGGTAGGCAGTCCGAAGTCCTCCGGCTTTTCCCGGCAGCGCAGGGATAGTTTGGCTTCGAGGACGTCAAGATCAAACTCCAGCCGATCCATGTTGGCCTTCGCGGCGATGGATCGCTCGGCCCACTTGAAGAAGACATCGGCTTGCCGTACAGCCTCGACGTCCAGTTGTCCGGGGTCGATGCTTTTGTCTTGGTCCAATTCACTAATGTCTACCATGCTCATAGGCTACCTCGATTTGACAATGGTGTCCGAATTACTATCTCCATCCACGGCCTCCGTATGCTCACAGATACACCGGGAGCAAAGCAGGCGATTACACAGGGGGCATTGCTTGGGCTCCCCGACAATGGCTTTCCCGCACCCTTCGCAGTAGCCATCCCAAACACCCTTATCTTCAACCGCTTCCATACCTACTCCCTGTTGAGAAAATGTAGTTGAATCAGCGGACGAATCTGCTCCAGCATGTAGGCCGGCTCCCGGCTGTTATGAATCTCCGAAGGAGAGTACAGGTGCAGAACGTCCGCAATCGAGTCTCTTTCTTCAGCGCACGCAGGACCAATCCCGGGCCGTTTGATGTAGACCAGCAACGCCTGGTTCTCATCAACTCCCCACTGACACTCGCTGACGTACCGACAATCAGACACGGCCCATGGCCGCTCCGGGGACATCATCTTCACCCGGGTGCTAGCCACCAGACGTTTGACCCAATACGACCGATCGAACAGCCGCATGGTCTTCCCATACTCCACCAACAGGGGGCGTACAAACTCCTTAGTCTTGGGATCGTTGGGATCTTTCCCGGCCCGGCGGAGTAGTGGCTTGAGATCCCGTTTCAGTTCGTCGGCAAATGCCACCCGGCGGAACTCCGGAGCCAGTAAGGTCGCCAAAGTATCTTTGCCTACCTGGGCGTACCCACACAGTAGAATGATCTTCCTCTGCATGGTCAATCTCCCTTGATGGCTTCAAACGCCGCGTGAGCCAGCCCGGAATCCTTGGAGTCGTAGAAATTGTTTTTGAAGCAGTCGATCACCAGGTAAGCCTGGTGGCTTTCTTTATTGAGTAACACCGAGCGGGCGTAGCCCAGCACAGCCCAGCGGGTGGCTTCCGGCTCCCCTTTCAGATTCTTGAGGATGCCCGCCACCTTCTGCCATGACTCCTTCTTGATGAGAGCCCGGCAGAGGTCAATGGCTTCGTTCTCCTCCGCCAGTTTGGCCTCGATGGCCGCGGTCCGCTCCTCGTCGCTAAGGTTGGCGATCTTGTCGAGTAGGACCAGCAAGGTGCGAGCCGAGCCCTGCGCAGCATCCACCAACTGATCCCGGATGTCGTCCGACAGGGTGATGCTTTCCTTCTTCGCCACGCGCTCCAGCAAAGCGATCGCTTCCTTCTCATGTAACGATCGCACTGGCATTTCGCAGCAGCGGGTGAGAAAGGCCTTGATTAGCTTCTGCGGATCGGTGGTGCAGATGAAGAAGTAGACGTGGGGCGGGGTATCCTCCAACATCTTCAACGCCGCGTTCTGCGCGTCATTGGACATCTTGTGGGCTTCGTCCAGCAGGTACACCCGCACCGGACCGGCGGCAGGGGAAAGATTCATCACCCGCTGGATGTCCCGGATGGTGTCTATGCCTCGGAAGGAAGAGGAGTTGACTTCCTTGAAGTCAAGATCGTGGCAGCCCAGCATGTCTTTCAAGATGCGGGCGATGGTGGTCTTGCCACAACCCGAAGGGCCGTGCAGGAGCAGGGTGTGCGGAAGTGTCTTCCGCTCCAACATGTTCTTCAGGCTGGCTTTCGTCTCCTCGTTACCGGCCACCCGATCCAATGTCTTCGGACGATATCTCTTATACAGTTCGGTCATGGTAATTCCTTATGGCTTCATCGACGGCCGACGCCAACGCGCCGACCAGTGATACGTTTTTGTCGTCATGGGGCTCGAACTCATGGGCGGAGTATTTCTTGTGTAGCACCCCCCAAGGAACCCCGTATTGCAAGGCAATAGAAATGGTGGTGGCCAGCGCCGCCATGAACCCAGAGACGGTCGAGCCCGCTTTGGCGATCTTGGTGAAGACTTCCCCAGGCCGACCATCGTCAAAGAAACTCACGGTGACGTACATGTCGAAGCCGCAGGCTTCCATTTTCCGGGTCACCCCGGGTCGGTTGGTAGGAAGACGATGGCGGATCGGGGTGTGGCTCATATCAGACCTTCCAGTATTTCGGGTGATAAAATCCCTTTTCGTCCTGCGTGATGTCTCCACAGAGCATGGGCTCCGCTTCCACCATCATCTTGGCAACGCGGCTGAAGACGTGGTAAATCTCTTCCTCCGCTGCCTCGGTGGCTCGCATCCCAATGATATGGCGCACCGCCCGGATGTTCATTGACCAGACTCCCCCGGTGGCCACGCCCATGCCGATGATCCGACGCATCATACTGGTGACATGCTTCTTGTCGGCGAACTTGGAGTCCTCGGCCAACTCCTCGGCCCAGATACTGGACAGTGCGGCATAGTTTTCTTCCATCTCATGGAAGGCTTTTTGAAACACCTCCTCCGACATGCGCTTCTTCCTCACCAGCCTACCCGTATCGTTTGGCTGCTCACGCAGACAAGTGGGCAGCCAGTAAGGGATGTCCCCATAGCGGATGAATCGCATAGATCCTTCGCTGATGGCGACGCCGGCCCGGTGCCGGTTCATCTCACCCGTGAAGACCCGGCTCACGTTCTCAATGGCGAAGGTCCAGACGACGTGCTCCAGCACCGAGCCATGCCCGCTCTTCAGGACATTGTCAAGGTACTCCGTCAGATCCTTGCGGACCTTGTTGACGTTCGGGTTGAGCCCCGGAACGAAGGACTTGTAACATCGCTTTGCGGCCAAGGCCACCAGCAAGGCCGGATCGGAAGACAGATTTTCCGATGGTACCTCGTAGTTCTCGGCCCCCAGATCATCCAGCCACTTCCGAACGGCCTCCCGGTCTACCGCAGTCTTCGCCAATGGATAGATCCCTATTTCAACTGTGTGTGGCATGGGGTCCTTTCAATTAACCGTGTAGCCTTTCTTCATCGCCCAAGATTCGTCGATCCCGGTGACTTCCGCTTCAATCTCCATCGGCACTACCAACCATGGCCAGTGCCCGCTGAGTTTGTCCACCATTACCTTACGGCACAGTGCCAGGTAATCGTCGAGTTCTTCCGGCACCACATCGGCCACGATGCTATCGTGAATCTGGCCGACAATCAGTGACTTCATTTTCAGTTTTACCATCTCCCGCCGCACCAGCCGGATCAGCGACCACAAAAGGCAATGAAACGCCGAGCCCTGCACCGGATAGTTGATGGCCTCATTCTTCCGCATTTCCCCTTGACAGATGAAACCGGTCAGCGTCTGGAACCAACCGCGCTTCTGATACTCCTTGAACCATCGCACCTTCCAATTGGAGTACACCGGGAAGCGCACATCCCAGAAATTACGCTCCACCATCTGAACGTGGTGTTCAAACGTCCCCTTCACCGCGTCTTCCCTTGGGTCCAGCGCCCCGCATTCCTTCAGCCCCACCGACCGCAGGTGGTCCACCATAGGTACGGAGCCCACTGTCAGTTTGGGCACCTCATCCCACAGCGAGCGGGTGCAGTCGATGTACCAATCTCCGTAGAACTCCGGGAATACAAACATGTTCTTAGCCCGATGCCGAACTTCCTTCGCCCACTTCTCTCCGCCCTTATGGGCGGCCAGCATTGTTAGTTCAGGGATCTTGAACAGTTCCACCGCCATGTCCCGGTGCATGTCTTTGCTCGGGTCCATGATATAGGAGATCATGGTGGGGTCTTTGTGGTACGATGCGCCCATGCGCACCTCCGCCCCGCTGTAGTCCACCTCCACGATCCTCCTGCCTTTTCGGGGGACGAATGCCCGACGGATCAATTGGGCAATCTCCGGGTCGCGAATCGGAATGTTCTGGAAGTTGAAGGCTTCGGAGGAGGAGCGGTAGGTGCGGGCGAACTGCAAGTTGAAGAAGGGATGTACCACTCCATCCACCGCTTCCCGCAGGATTCCTTTCAAGTTGGTCCCCACTGCCTTCTGTAGTTTTTTCATCTCCAAAAATTCCTGCACGAAGGGGTGGTCCACGGTCAACAAGGCGTCTTCGCTGGTCGCGTACTTTCCCCCTTCTGTCTGCTTCGGCGGGGTGAACCCCATCTCCTCAAACAAGACCTTCCCCAACTGCTCCCCGGAGTTGACGTTGGTTTTCTTCCCAAACACCTTCTTCCACACCTTCATCACATCCGATTCCTCGAGGTGTCGAAGTTTCTTCTGCACCCGCTTTTGGGTCCGCTCCAGCGCCGTGGTGATGTAGGGTACATCCACGGCCATGCCATTGGCTTCCACTTCGGCCAGGGCTATGGCTCCTTGTTGTAGCAGATCAAGGGACTCGTGGGTGTAGGGAATGGCTTGGGTCATCAGCAATGTTTCTCGTAAAGCCGGGTGATGATCGCCACCTGTTTATCAGACAGACGATCCGGATCCTGCTTGGACACTGAGTCAACGAACTCGGCCTCCCAAGCCGTTAGACCATCTTCCAAAGCACAAAGCGCATCCACCATGGTTTTGTTGTCTTGCTCCACGTCAATACTTCTTTCCGCCGGCGGCCCGGCGCTGCTCAACCTTATGATCTGCCCGATGGGCGTTGTGTTCCATCTTTTCGACGAAGGCCCCGCCGAGGTCCAGCCCCAGCCCCCCGGCCATGTCGAAGATGCGGATAAGGCAATCGGCCAGTTCCACCTCGAACATGGTGCGGTGCGGCAGTTTGTCATCCATGAGCCCCTTGCGGTGCCCTTCCATCGCTTCGGCCAGTTCGCTGGTGGCCAACATCAGGAGTTCCCCGACGTTGCGCTTGATCGGCTCCCCGGTGTGTATGTCTTTCCACCAGTTCAGACTGGCGGTGTGGCAGGCGTCCACCAGCCCCTGTATTGCTTGCTTCCGATCTCCTGCTGCGGTCGCCATAGAAAAAGTGCTAGTGCCCATCGAATATCTCCTGTTGGTATCGCATGACTTTGTATTCCATCAACGAGTCCATCGCGTTGTATCGCAGCAGATCTTCCAGCGGGGCCTGTTTGATCTGATTCAGCCCGTTGGGAGTGGGGGCTTTGAGGAAGGGGCTGATGGTCGAGGAGTAGTCGCCGACCCCGAAGTGGATGTAGGACTGGAACTTGACGCTGGTGATGTCCGACCGATTATCCAGAACGTGGGCGGTCAGCATGGTGTCCCAATGCCACGCCGCCACCGGGTGACCCAGCTTGACCCGGGTCCACCGCTCCTCAAACTTCAAATTGCTGGCGACCTTCTGCAAATCCGGATTCTGCAGCACCGCGGACAAGGCCTCATGACTCGATTCGTCGATGCGACAGGCAAAGGTTTCGTCCCCGTCCAGACAAAAGGAGCAGGTATATATTTCTTGCTCCTTGCGCTCCGGCTTTAGCCCGGTGGTTTCATAGTCGAATGCCAGAACGCCCGTCCGCTGCGCCAGCTTGCGCATTCGCTTCCGGCCCTCCCGGATGTCTACCACCACCTCAATCTGCTTACTGAGCGCGTCTGACGCCAATCCCCGGGG